GCGGCGGCAATTAAAGCCAAGCCCGCGCCAAGCAGCACAAGCTGCCAGTGGGAAACTGCCCACGCTACCGCGCTGGCTATTGCGCTTGCAACCGAAGCCGCCTTAACAACCAAAAACGCCGAAGCAATCCCGATCAGTACCGACATCACCAGATCCCCGTTCTGCACAATCACGCTGGCCACATTCAAAGCCGCCTCCGCAATCCAGCTGATGGCGGTGACAATCCCCGCGCACACATCGGAAAAGGCCGTCAGCACCTGCTCGATCTGACCAAAGCCGTTGTTGAACACGTCCACCACCTGGAGCACGGCAGGATAGATCCGGTTGCCCAGCACCTCCCGCAGGTCCCCCAGCCGGTTCTGGAACTGGATGATCTTCCCCTCTGGGGTGTCGCTCATGGCGTCGTACAGGCCGCCCCAGGACTCCGCGATCACGGCGTTGATGGCCGCTGCGGCCTGCATATCCGCGCTCATGTCCAGATACTCCTTACCCAGCTCCTTCACGATCTCCTTCTCTGTGTCCGTGCCCTCCACGATGGCCTTCTGCGCCTCCGTAAACTCGAAGCCCTTCTTGGCGATATCCGTAGCATACTGGACCATCTGCTCTTTGCCTACAGCCCCGCCGCCGGTCATGCCCATCGTGTAATCGGCCAGGGTGTCCATCATGGACATGATAGCGTTGGCGTCCTCGAAGTAGGTAGCTAACTCCGCCGCGCCGGCAATCATGGCCTCGTCACCGTAGATGCCCCGGCCCTGAATCTCGGACGCTTTCTGGGTGATCGCGTCAAAGGCGGACATGGTCCGGGCGGTATCTACCTGCAGGTCCGCCGTCACCGGAATAGTGACCTCCTGGGCCCCCATGTTCATCAGAACGGCCCGGAGCTGATTTTCCGCGTTGCGCTGGATGTCCGCCAGCTTCAGATTTTCCCCCACCCAGTCCAGGGCGCGTTTCACACCCTGGAAGCTGAGGTAGGTGGCAACCAGGCCCTTGAGCTTGCCGGTCAGGGCGTCAGCGGACTTCGCGCCCTCCTGAAACTTGCGGTTGATCTTCTCCTGCTTGTCCGCCGCCTGGGTGGAGCTCTGCCCCGCCTCCTGGAGCCGTCTGCCCAGTTCATTGAGCGCACTGCCCGCCTGACTGGCAGCGCCGCCCAATTGGGACAGATTGGCGTTATAGGCGGTCTGGCTGGCCCCACGGCTTCGGCCTGTCTTTGATTTCCTTCAGCGCCATCAGCGTCATCAGGATTTTTTCCCGGTCCGGCAGGCTGTCCACCTGCTGGGGACGCCACCCGTGGTTGACGAACATATAGTACGCCAGCCGGGTGTCCGGGTCGTCCCCCTCCATCAGTTTTTTGCCTGCTCCTCCAGATCGTCATCGAAGCCGGACAGGGTCAAAATCTCCCGGCTCAGCCGTTCATACTCACCTGCCAGCAGCATTCTGCCGGGTACCTCCAGCGGGTCCATCACGCCGTAAGCCTTACACAGCTCCTCGCTGCGGAAGTCCGGAAAATCGGTAGCGGCAACGATAATACGGCGGCCATAGTTTGTGCTGTTCAGCGTCTTCTCGCCTCGCCTTCCGCCCTTCACGGGTTCCATGGAATCTTTGGTGATCTGGTCGTTTTCCGCCTGGCTCAGCGCCCTGATCTTGAAGGGGACAGGCTTGCCGTCCTCCCCCAGAAAACGCCTGGAGATGATAACCTCCCTGGTCTCATCGCCCTCTACCGGGTGCAGGAATGCATGCAGATTACTCATGTTCTGATATCCTTTCTCATGTTCCCAGCTCAGCCGGGTCGTTGAATTTCCTGAGGATTTCGAAATCCTCGAAGGTAAATGAAAAATCGAAGGTCAGCATATCGGTCTCCGCGTCCAGCAGCGCAATGGGGATGGTGCTGGACAGCTGGCAGCCGTAGAGAGCCACTGTCTGGGCCCCCACGGAGGTGGCCTTGTCCTCGTTGGTCACCTGCATGTTGAACGGCTCCATCGCGCCGGTATGGATATACTTCTCCAGCATCTCCGCAAAAACGGAGGTGCCGTAGTAGACCGTGCCGGTGCCGGTCTGTTTGACGCCGCCGGGCTTGTTCTGGATCTTTTTGGTGCCGATGACCTTCATGTCATTGCTGCTGATCTCGCCCTGGGCGCTGACCTTCTTCGCGCCGAACAGCTCGATCACGCGGCCATTCTGGGTGATAAACGCCTTGCCCGCCGCACCGTGGACGGTATCCCGCCCCAATAGAAAACTCATACCCCGCGCCTCCTTACGTCACAGTGATGGTCATATAGATTTTTTCAACCGCGTCCGCCAGGAACAGCGCCAGATTGATGACGATGGAGTCAATGGAGCTGCCCATCAGCACCTCCACGTCCTCCCCGGTGGGCCGCTCCCGCAGAGCACCCTTGCTGTACATCTCCAGCAGGTAGTCCAGGATGGTCCCTTTGAACAGCCCCCGGCCCTCCTCGTTGTTGTTCACCTTGCCCAGATAGTGCAGGGAGAACTCCCGGTAGATGTCGTTGGCCAGGGTGTTGCACACCCGCATGGAGCGGTTTTTGTGGAAGACCTCCCCGATCTCCGGGGTATAGGACACCAGCGTGTTGATATCCGTCTCAATGCGGACCTTGCCGAACTCCTCCGCCAGCACCAGATTCCCGGCCTTGATGGCCTCCTCGATCTGGCTGCCGGACAGCCTGGGGACCACGTCCTTCGCCCCCGGATAGGAGGCGTAGGACAGCGCCTGATGGTACTGGGCTCCAGCCTGCGCCCCCGCCAGCCACCAGACCGTCTCCTGGGGCGTCAGGGCGGTGCCGTCCTCCAGCACCACGCCGGATCTGCAGTTGATAACGAACCGGCTGTCTGCATTTTCCGCGTTGGTGGTCACCAGCTGGCTGTACCGGCCCTCCTGGGCGGAAACGCGCTTGACAAAGGCGACCAGGGCCTGATTGACCGTGCTGTCCGTGCCGTCATAGGCCAGCACGTCGAAATGATAGGGCTCCAGCGCCTCCAAAAACGCGGCGTAGGCCGATGTGTCCACCGCCCCGTCTGCGCCGCCGGACAGTGTCACCCCGGCGGTGGCGGTCAGCGCGCCGGTGCCGGAGAACTTCACCCAGCTGTTGGCGGACAGCTCCGCGGCGGTCTTGGCTCTCTGGATATCCACCTGTTTTCCGTCCACCAGCGTGGCGACGGTGAAGGTCCCCGGCTCGTCCACATCCTCAGCGGAGACGATGGAGATGTCATTGCCCCGCACGCCGGGATACAGCGCCGTGACCGTGACGCCGCCCTCCCCCAGAGCAGCGGACGCCGCAGCGGCTCCCGCCGCCTCCGGGCGGTACAACAGGACCTTCGTCGGCCCGCCGGTGCTGCCGGTGCCCTTGAACATCTCCCGCAGGAACCGGGCCTGTTCCGTGGTGATGCCCCAACCGATTGCGCCGGTGGTATCCGCCCCGGCGTCAACGGTCACGATCTCCCTCACCGGCCCCCAGCTCAGCGCCCGGCAGATCGCCGCCGTGCCCCGGCTGCCCAGGGTCAGGGCCTGACTGCCCCTGGTGCTGAAATTGATGTAGATGCCGGGCCGCACCTTGTTCTGCGCGGTCCAATTGCCGCCGGCCATCAGCGGTCACCTCCTTTGAAAAACCTGTTCAGGATCGCCCTGGCCTCCCGGAGGGTATACGCGCTCTCCGGCAGCAGCGCACGGGCGAACTCCCGCTGAAACCCCGAGAACTCTTTGCCCTGCAAAATGCTCTCTGTGGAATATTTCTTTTCCGTATCTTTTTCCTTCATACGACCTCCATGTTCAGCTCCTCAATGGACTGCATCAGGGCCGCGTCCTCCTGATACGTCAGCCAGAGCTGCAAATCGAATTTGTAGTGCAGCGTACTGTCCATGATCTCCCAGTGCCGTTCGTACGTCCGCAGCAGCACGGCCTTTTCCTCCCCGCTGCTGTAGGGGAACGTCTCCATGCGCTGGTCCAGCACGTCCGCCGCTGCTTGTAAACGGGTTTCCGCGTCCACGGAATTCAGCTGCTCCAGGTACACCAGATCCAGCCCCAGGCGGCGGAGGAAACGGCCTCCCGTCTGACTGGTGATCCTGGCGTTGGTCTGGCGCAGGAACAGGGCGCGGGAGGCGGTGCCCTGCTGGTTCGGGTCCGCGTAAAAGGACACGTCCGGCAGCGAAGGGGCCAGATAGTCCGCCAGGGACCGGGACAGGGCGGGCATGGTGAAGGTCATCGCAGCACCTCCCCGGCCAGCTTGCGCAGCTCCGTTTCCGCAACTTCCGCATACTTGTCCACCCCGGCCTCCTTCATGTACACGCCTGGTACATAGGTCGTCTTCGTGCCTACCACCATGCCCACGTCCCGGCTCAGGTCGCGGGACAGCAGGCCGCTGTCGTCTATGTACAGCCCCGGTACGAAATGCTTATCCAACCGGTGGCCGTCGTTGACGTAGCTGGCATACTGCCTGTCGTTCTCCAGCGTGGTAACAAACGTGTCCCCGGACTGTACCGGCGTCACCCGGCTGTCCGTGGCCCAGTGCTGGGCCAGCTCGCCGCTGATCATGTTGACGCCCCGCAGGCCGCCGTCATTGGGCGGGGTGCGCTCCACAGCCGCCTCGACGGCCCGCAGGGTGGCCCCCTGGGCAATGGCGGACAGCCGGGGCGCAATCTGCGGCTGCCGCGCCGCCAGCTCCTCCATACGCCGCCGCAGGGCGTCACCCATCGCCATTCTCAACAGCTCCCTTCGCGTATTCCTGCTGCAGCAGCGTAACCTCCTGGTGAGCCAGCCCCGGCATAATCGCGCCGAACGGCTCATGGAAGTACACCGGGTCCCCGGCAAAGGCCCGGATGGCGGGATGCCGCGCCCCGACGCCCTTGCCGCGGTAGATCAGCAGCTCATCCCCCGCCTGGATGTCCACGTGGTTGTCACAGGCCAGCTTGTCCTCCCCCTCCGTCATGGCGGCGGTGGGCTGGAACCGGGGGCCGTGGGAACCGCTGCGGTATACCCGGCAGGGGATGTCCTCCGCCACGGCGGTCCTCTGGTGTACCGTCAGCGCGCCGTCCTGTACCGGCGCAACGCGGCGGATGTCCATACGGTCCGTGTACCAGTCAGCGTAATTCACAGGACATAGCTCCCTCCCATGCCCACCATGCGGGCCTTTGTCGCCAGGATCTGTCCGTACTGGGTGGCGTTCAGGTCGCCCCAGTCCGCCGTGGCTTTGGTGAGGGCGTCGGTGTCATAGGTGACGGAGCTGTCCCCCAGCGCGGCGGACTTTACCACGCCCACTGTAGCCCCGGTAGCCGCGGCCTGGGCGGGGGTGTCGGAGCTCTCCGCGAAGGTCCGCAGGTACAGGGCGGCATTGTGGGCCACGTACAGCCCCGCCGCGTACCGCCAGCCCTCCCGCCACCTCTCCGGCGTGACGGCCGCGTTGGCCTGCCGGATAAAATCCCCCAGCAGCCCGTACGGTACCAGGCAGATCATGGCCTTGTTGAAGAACTGCGGAAAATCCTCCTGAAACATTTCCGCCGTATAGCAGCCCCGCCCCTGGCTGATGTTGGCGGCGGCCTCCCGTACGCCCTGGAACTGGGGCTGCATTACTTTTCGCCCTCAGGAGGCTTCTTAGGCTTTTTCGCCTCTTCGGTGATAACGACTTTCCCGTCTGCCGCCAGCGCTTTCAGATAGGCGGATTTCTCCGCCCACTCCGGTGCCGGGCCGATATAGCCCTTTTTCATCCGGAATTTCTCCCCGCCAGGGCCTGGCAGGATAATATTTCTCTTGGAATAAACGGTCATGGCCACTCCTCCTTAAATTCCGTCGTAGTAGGCGATGCACTGCGGGTACAGCACCTGCACCTGGGAGATGTTCGCCATATAGGCGGTGTCATAGCACACGTTGGTCACGTTGGGGCTGGACATGATCCGGTTCAGAGGTACCAGCTCGTCCATGCTCAGGAAGCGGGGGTTGTGGACGTACACCGCCATGCGGTCCGTCTTCCCGGTACCCGCCCCCTTGCACCAGCGGGTGGGGCCGATGTACAGGGAGCCGCCGTTCTTGACCGCCGCGTTGTTCTTCATCAGGAAGTCCAGGATGGTCTCCGTGGCCAGCTCCGTCACCTTCCGGGTGAGGATATCGCTGTACTGCTCATAGGGCAGCAGGATGTGGTTGGGCATGGCGGTCTCATCGTACTCCGCCGCAGCCCAGTTTGCCATCAGGGCGGCGTTGACGTCCGCCAGAATCTCCTCCGGCGTCTTGTCCGCCCACTTGGCAGAACCCTTCGCGCCGTTGGCGACAACGGTTTCCGCAGCGTCAGGATCGTTGAGGAGGCCGGTAGTGCCGTATTCCTCCAAGCCCATGTAGACGTGCTGATCCATATGCTTGTCGTAGGCCATACGGAGGCCGTCCGTCAGCATCTGGTCCAGGGAGCGGCCAACAAAATTGGCCTTCTGCATATCCACGAACATGACCCGCAGCGCGGTGGCAAAGACGTGGGCCTTATAAATCCCCTTGTCCACGTTGGCGCTGACCAGGGGGATGCCGTTGGCCCCGCCGGCATGGACGGCCCCGCTGCCGCTGCCGCCGGTGATGCCATAGCCCACGCTCATAGCGGACACGTAGTCC